CCACCGCGCGCACTCGTCTCAACATGACGATTGGGGCGTTGTCTGAATCCCGTGAAGATGAGATCGACGATTTAAAATTCTACGCTGGCTCACCTGACAATCGCTGGCAGTGGCCAGCGGACGTGTTGGCCACCCGTGGCGCTGTGCAAGGCCAAACGATCAACGCCAGACCGTGTCTGACGATCAATAAGTTACCCCAGCACGTAAGACAGGTGACCAATGACCAAAGGCAGAACCGCCCAAGTGGCAAGGTTATTCCAGCCGACGACCACGCAGACGTCGAAGTCGCCGAAATCTTCAACGGCATGGTCAGACACATCGAATACATCAGCGATGCTGACGTCGCGTACGATACAGCGTGTGAAAACCAAGTCTCCTACGGCGAAGGTTACATCCGCATCCTGACCGAATACTGCGACGAAAACACGTTTGACCAAGACATCAAGATTGGCCGTGTACGCAACTCGTTCAGTGTCTACATGGATCCAACGATCCAAGACCCGACCGGCGCGGATCAACAATGGTGCTTGATCACTGAAGACATCCCCAAAGACGAATACGCCCGCAAATACCCTAACTCAGCGCCCATCACCACACTGCAATCGCTGGGTGTGGGCGATCAAAATCTGAACCAATGGCTCACCGAAGACACCGTGCGGGTGGCTGACTACTACTACATTGACTACACCAAGGAAAAACTTAACCTGTACCCTGGAAATGTGACCGCTTTTGAAGGCACACCAGAAGACAAACAACTGAAAGAAATTTATGGAAAACCTAAAAAATCTCGTCAATCTGATCGTGTCCAAGTTAAATACTGCAAGATTAACGGCTATGAAATTCTTGAAGAACGCGATTGGGCGGGGAAATACATCCCCGTAGTCCGCATCGTTGGTAACGAATTTGAGGTCGATGGCCGCTTGTACGTGTCTGGCCTTGTGCGTAACGCCAAGGATGCCCAGCGCATGTACAACTACTGGGTAAGCCAAGAAGCAGAGATGCTGGCCTTGGCACCCAAGGCACCATTCATCGGCTACGGTGGCCAGTTTGAAGGCTACGAAACCCAGTGGAAGACTGCAAACACGACCAATTGGCCGTATTTGGAAGTCAACCCAGACGTCACAGATGGCCAAGGTGCTGTTTTGCCGTTGCCTGCCCGTGCCCAACCGCCAATGGCCTCCAGCGGCCTGTTGCAAGCCAAAGCTGGCGCGTCTGAGGACATCAAAGCGTCTACCGGCCAATACAACGCATCTTTGGGTATGTCATCCAATGAACGCTCAGGCAAAGCCATTTTGGCCCGCCAGCGCGAGGGCGACGTGGGCACTTACCATTATGGTGACAACTTGGCCCGTGGTGTGCGACACATTGTGCGTCAGTTGGTGGACTTGATCCCCAAGATTTACGACACCCAACGCGTGGCTCGCATCATCGGCATCGACGGTGAAACCACGATGGTCAAGTTGAACCCTGACCAGCCTGAAGCCGTCCGCAAGATTACCGATCAGAACAACCCTGACATCGTGATCGACAAGATTTACAACCCTAACGTCGGCAAGTACGATGTGGTGGTGGCCACTGGCCCAGGCTACGCGACCAAGCGCCAAGAAGCCTTGGAAGCAATGGCCCAACTGTTGCAGGGCAACCCACAACTGTGGCAAGTGGCCGGTGACCTGTTCGTCAAAAACATGGACTGGCCAGGCGCGCAAGAGATGGCCAAACGGTTTGCCAAGACCATCGATCCTAAGCTCATGGAAGACGGCGACAAGCCGCCAGAGTTGCAAGCCGCTGAACAGCAGATGCAAGCAATGGGCCAAGAGCTTGACCAACTGCATGAGATGCTTAAAAACGTCGGCAAGTCGATTGAAGCGCAAGAAATGCAACGCAAAGATTTTGAAGCCGAAGTTAAAATGTACGAAGCCGAAACCAAGCGAATTGCTGCGGTGCAGGCTGGCATGACTGAGCAACAGATTCAAGATATTGCGATGGGCGTGGTCGCTGCGGCGATGGAATCGCAAAATATGATGAATGAAATGCCTGAGATGCCTCAGCAAGAAATGATGCCACCTGAAGGCGAGATGATGATGCCTGAAGAAGAAATGATGCCACCTGAACAACAAATGGGAATGCCACAATGAAAGCTGCTGATTTTTTAGGCTTGCTGTTTTTGGCAAGAGATGTAGCGCACAGCGTTCATTTGAACACCCGTAGCTTTAGCAAGCACAAAGCGCTTAACATTTTTTACGACCGCATTGTTGGTGCGGCGGATGATTTTGCTGAAGCCTACCAAGGCCGTCATGGTTTGATTGGCCCCATCACTTTGCATTCGGCAACCAAGACTTCCAACATCATTGAGTTTTTAGAGAGCTCGTTGGCTGAAATCGAAGGTGCTCGGTATAAAGTTGCCGACAAGTCAGATTCGTCATTGCAACAATTGATTGATAATATCGTTGAGATCTATCTGCGAACCCTCTATAAACTTAAATCTTTGGCGTAAGGACACATCATGGCACAGTATTTTCACAATAACAACGCTGACGCTCAGATCAAGGTTGGGGCTGGAAAGCTCAAGGGGATTTTTGTAAGCACAGCCTCTGGCACACCTACTTTGGCGGTGTATGACACTGCCACATCCAGCACTAGCGACCCTGTAATTCTTGATACCTTTACACCATCGGCTAACACCATGTATTTGTTAAGCGGCGATGACGGCGGTATTTATTTTAATAAAGGCCTGTACATTGACAAAGGCGGTACAACTGTCAACTGCACGGTTTTTTACGAGTAAACACCATGTCACAATACAAACACATTACGGCATCTACCCAACTCAAAGTAGGGTTTGGCAAGATTAAAGGTTTTTTCGTTAGCTCGGCGGCGACTACACCGCGAGTTACGATGTATGATTCAGCCACGGCAAACACAGCTGACCCAGAGTTAATTCATCAATTCACGCCTACTTCGGCATCTGTTCGGATGTTAAGTGGCGATATTGGTGGAATTGCATTCAACAAAGGTCTGTACGTTGTCATTTCTGGTGACGTATCTATGACCGTGATTTATGAATAACCCGTACTGGTGCGGATCACCAGGGGATCTTAGGATTCAAAAATGACTGAAGAAGTCCAACAACCCTTAGCGGAAGTAGACTCCGCGCCCGCAGCAGAAGTGACGGCCACTCCTGAAGCAAATGTAAATGCGCCGGAAGTCGCTGAAGAAGCAAAAGAGCCTTCACGGGTTTTTACCCAAGAAGAACTTGATGCAGCAATCGGCAAAAGGCTTGCAAGAGAACAACGTAAGTGGGAAAGAGAGCAGACTCAACGTCAAGCGGAAGCCCAGACGCTGAGAGCGCCAGCAACGATCCCGCCGGTCGATCAGTTCGACAGCCCTGAAGACTATGCAGACGCATTGGCCTATCAGAAAGCTGAACAACTGTTAGCCCAGCGAGAACAAGCAAGGCAGCAATCTGCAATTCTTGAGTCTTATCACGAACGCGAAGAAGAAGCTCGGAACAAGTACGACGACTTTGAACAAGTCGCCTACAACCCGAAACTTCCAATTACTGACGTGATGGCTGAGTCGATCCGAGCCTCGGACATAGGCCCTGAAGTAGCTTACTACCTCGGTGCCAACCCCAAGGAAGCGGAACGAATCTCTCGTCTTGCGCCTATCGTGCAGGCTAAAGAAATTGGGAGAATTGAGGCCAAGATGGCCAACGATCCTCCCGTGAAACGAACCACGTCTGCGCCAGCACCGATTTCGCCCGTCACTGCTCGCTCCTCTGGGGGCCCAGCCTATGACACTACTGATCCACGGTCTACCAAGACCATGACGGATTCGCAGTGGATTGAAGCTGAAAGAGCAAGGCAGATGAAAAAGTGGCAAGCGCAAGCCAACCGCTAAACAATTTTTGAAGGATTTTTTCCATGTCTAATAGTATCTTAACGATCGACATGATCACCCGCAAAGCTCTCGAGATTCTCGAGAACAACCTGGTGCTCACCCGTAACGTGAACCGTCAGTACGACGACAGCTTTGCTGTTGAAGGTGCCAAGATTGGTTCTACACTGCGTATCCGTTTACCCGACCGCGCTTTGGTAACTGACGGTGCCGCCCTGCAAGTTCAGGACGACAACGAACAGT